GTCAGTGTGCTACCGTCACCTGTGAAGGTGTTGGTGTACACTGTGTCCGCGTAAGGGATGGTTTGAGTACCAGACGCATCTACCACTTCCGTGCCTGATCCATGCTCCTTAATTCCTGTTCCCAGGGTTCCACGCCTTAGTTGTCCCAGCGTGTTGCCTGATTTCGTGAAGTATTCTATACGCTCCTTGTCTATGAAGATCACACCCGGGGTGTTACTGGCCACGTTTGGTGTGCCTAGCACCGTGCCGTCCGCGACCGTTATGGTCTGTGTGCCCTCGGTCATGTCCTTTGTCAATTTTGTTGTTGCAGTCTTGCTGATCCTCTTGTAGAAGGTCCTGTTCATCATGTCCTTGAATATCCTGAATCCCGTGGCGCCCACCGCGGAGTCAAGTGCGAAGTACATCACATCCAGCCTGTCCGCGGATGTGATAGTCTTGCCCACTATGGTTATCTTGGTGTCATCTGAAGTGAAGTAAGATCCTTGTGTGATCTGCTCTCCGTTCAACCAAACATACATGTATGTGGCGTTGAGTGGTTTGAATCTCAAGTAGAACTCACCCGATGGTTGTCCTTCCAGCACTTCCCTTCGCTGTTTCATGCCCAGTGCGTTGTTGAACGTGGTCACTGATATCACGTCTGATGATGACAGAGAATACGGTGAAGTGATAGCACTAGGTAACAGTATGATATCCGTGCCTTCATTGTAGTAGTGATTGTCAACCAGTGTTGATATACATATCACATCTGTTGATGTTGGAACCGCACCAGAAACAAATTCCACGTTCTGATTGCCGATGTCCACCGTGTAGTCCGTGTTTAAATTTTTCTGCACACCGTTCACGAAGACTTGTACCTGACTTGCCGATGTGATTGTCTTGGCCGGATCCACTGTTGAGTCCTCACCCAGTCCTGACACCACGCCGTACGTGTACGTGCTTCCGTCACCTAGGTAGTAGGTGTTGTCTGGTCCACGCAACATCCTGCCATTGACTTCCACCATTGTGAGACCCGAGTATGGTCCTATAGATCCTGGTGGGTAGGTCAGTGTGTGCCTATTGGTCGAGCCATCATAGGTGATCGCTTGGTTACTGATGCTGGCGTAACTCCTCGTTGATGTAGTCGACTTGTTGAATCCCGCTACCTGTATGAACTCACCCGCGGCCGGTGCCGATGTGAATGTGACCGTAATGGTGTTGGCAGTCGTGGTGGTTGTGTATGCGGTTGTTGGTACCCCGTCTATGGTTATGTACATATCACTGGACGTTGAGTCTAGATTGAACTCTCCCCTCGTCGATGTCAAGAATACCGCAGTCGATCCATCCCCTGTGAAAGTGTCCAGCACCCTGTAGTTCTCACCTGATATCGCAAACACCTTGGTGGATATCACGCTCAGGCTCGCCGGTGCTGACGTAAATGTTATGGTCTTGTTGGCCACGTCCACCGTGTAGTCGGTCGTCAGTTTCTTGATCACTCCATCCACTGCCACTGTCACTGATCCCAGTGTTCCTGGGTAGTCGCCTATAGAATATGTTGTGGTCAGCCCATCGCCCCTGTAGTTCTTCTCACTTATGAACGGCACTCCCGATTCCGGTGATGTGTATACCTTGATATCTAGTGTGTCGAACAACTGTCCAGGTACAACCTCCTCTGGTGCGTAACTGGTGTCTGGTGTGACGAACCCGTCACCCTCTAGCAAGATGTCGCTCGGTGCGTAACCCAGTGCCGAAGTGAACAGTCCACCCTTGATTATGCTGTCCAATGTCCTGTCATCCGTTGGTGTCAACACGCCGTCGTCATCGAAAGGAATGAATTCCACCAATGCGTTCTCTTCTGGTGTTTCACTAATGGTAAAAGTCGCTGTGGATCCGTCGCCCCTTATGACGTCTGATAATTTTTTCCTTGTGCTGTCATCCTGTGTCAGGTAGACCTGATAAACCTCAGTTGTAGCGGGCGCTGTATCAAAAGTGTATGACGCTGTTGATCCGTCTGCCCTGAACGCCTTGACCCTTGAGTTGCCATAGTTGTCCCATGGGAAGTCATACCATCCGGACCTGTCCCAACCCTGTTCTTGATTGAACAACAATCCCGTCACCATTGTTCCACCGTAGTCCACGCCCAACATCACTTGATCCAGTTCGTTGCCCGGCATTCCGGTGCCCGGCGTGTAGAATCCCTTGGTCCTGTCCGCCGCCGTCAGTCCGGTCTCGTTACCGTACACCTTGTACACGCTTCCGATGTTGTCATCGAAGTCAGTGGTTGAAGTGAATGCGTTCGTCACCTTGTATAATTGGTCGTTGTATCTGATCAGATCGTTGTAGGCGTAACTGGTGCTGGCCGCCCAATCCACCACACGTGAAGTGCTTGACACCCTGTCAAACTTGATTGTGGTGTCAAAATCCCTGACGAGATCGTTGTTGAGATTTGCGTAGGCTTTAGCAGTATCAGTCGGAGTTGATCCATCCGTCTTACCACCTGAGAGTATGACCGTTGGTGTCGCTGTGTAGTTCGCACCTATGCCCGTGACCGTTATCCTCGTGACCGCACCATCCCTTATGGTCGCCGTGGCCGTGGCCGCGGTTGTCGTTGGTGTTACGTACATCTTGAACGTGCCTGATTTGGTGCCCTGTGCTTCGCTGGTGGACGCTGTGGGTCCATAGAACGTGCCCGAGTAACCGTCAAACGTGTATGATTTGGTCGTGCCCGCACCACCGTTCTGGGAGTCATATATCTCGGCCTGTTTCTGGCTGGTGAACAGAGGATAGTAGTATCCGAATGATCCCGATGTGGCACCAGATGAACTCGTAGCCTGAATCTGGAATGGTCCTGTTGATCCCGTCGTGCCTCCCACTATGGTCACTGTTGGTGCCACTTCATAACCTGATCCTCCAGCGGTCACTGTGATGGATTGCACATACTTCTTGTGGTAGTCGTTCCACATCTGCCATGGGTACTGTGTGAGCTTGTCGGTGTCTAACGAAACGTTCAGTGATCTTATCTTGCCCGTGTCGCTGTCATAGAATGGAGGATTGTCAAAGTCCGTGAATATACCGTCCTGTGTGTCAGTGCCTGTGTAACCCAGTTTGTACTCCCTGAGCTTGGTGTGGAAAGGTTTGACTTCGTTGATGTAGCTCTCTATCCAACTGTCCGTGCCTGTGGTGTATGTCTTACGTTGGTCCAACTGCCTCACCGAGTTCTTGGCGTTTATGAATGACGTCCTGAACATCCAGTCCACATAGGTCTGTTCTTCGAGTACTTTACGTAATCCTGTGAAGAAAAGTGTGTTGTACTCCACAGCGAGATCATTGATGAAAAGATCGTCCCGTAGTGCTGTCAATATTTTTCTAGTCTCGATGCTAGGTTCTTGGTCAAAGAAGTTGTCATCAAAGTTGTCCTCTCCCGCGAATCCCGTGGAATCCTGTGAGTAGTCATACAGTTTAGTAGATAATCTTATGGTTCCGTTCTCCGTGCCCACGTTCTCCCAACCTGTGGCGGTCCTCATGAACAGTTTCCAGCCGCCCGTGTCGGCACTGGTGACCTTGACATGTTTGCCCACCGCTAATTCTAATGTATCTAATTCATACTGGTATGTGACCTGTTTGTCGATTTTTGTGTCTTCATCATGTGCCATGTCGCCCGTGGTCTTGTACCAGTCGGTGTAACTCCAGTACGCCGATGTGTTGTAGGTCTGTATTTTTGTCCTTGACCATTCTGTGCCGTCCCACGTGTATATGGCCCAGAAGTTATTTGCCGTCTCGTCCGCCTTGACCAGGTACTTCACAGTTCCTGAAAGGTCAGCCGTGTTGATGTAGGTCAATTCAGCATATGTATCCACCGAAGAGTCCCACTCTAGGCTCTCTGCGGTTGGCTCTGGATCCTTGGCGTCTAGGTTTGTAAGATTGATCTGTCCGACCAATTGATTCTTCTTCAGTACCGAGTTGGCATAATCTATGATCTCTTTCAATGCCGAATACCTGTCCACGTACCAGCTCTGCCTAGGCCTTGTGTTGTTGCCGTACTTCTCGTTCAATGGTAATTCCACGTCAGGGACCAAATCCCCCGCGGAGTTCTTGCCTATCAGTGAGTCCCACCAACGTGTCTCTATCTGTTGTCCCGGCCTGTACTCCTTGTCGCCCTCCCTGGCCAGTTTCCAAACGCTGTGTGCATCACCATCGAACGTGTTGGTCCTGATGTCGATGTTGAGGACTATGTCATTGTTGACCAAATCCTTGACGTTGTTGATCACGAACTTGTTGGTGCCCGTGATGGAGTAATATTTGAAATCGAATCTGGTCGGATTCGCTATGAGGTTCGCCACGTACGAAGCCGAATTCTTCCTGTTGACGACACTATCTGTGGGAACCGTTGACTTGTTCCTGACCCAGTAGTAATAGTAGTTGACGAACGCATCCAACCTAGAGCTGTATTTCTGTACCACTGTGTACTGTGAATTATCGCCGTAAAGTGCGGTTCCGGATATGGTTTGCCCTGTGCCCCTGATCCTATTATTCCATTCGCTCGGTAGCAGTGTCGATTCCGTCCATTCATAAATGTCTATGCTGGAACCAGGGAAAAATTTTCCCCATGTGTTAGTCCTGTACTCCTGTGTGTCTTGTTCGTACCACAACCATTTGACCGTCGATAGATCCCACCAGATCTCGCCCTTGTGGTTCTCCGCCCATGGCGTCTTGCTGTTGGCGTTGGGGCCAAAGTTATAAGTGGCCGGATCCCATGTGGTCTTGATGTTGATCTCCCTATCGGCCAATCCTAATATCCTACCCTTTATAGGATCGTACAATTCGTAGTAGTCCCTAATCTGTTTGGTCTTGTTGTTGAATTCAAAGACCTGTCCCAATTTGTCTATGTCCATCAACGGTGTTTCCGTGACCAGGTTCTTCCAAGCGTACTCTCCATTGACTGTTAAGTCGAAACAAGCAACCGTACCGTCGTTGCTGATCTTGGAACTGCCGTCGGCTGTGTCTATGTTTCCGTCATCCTGTGGTGATCCCACGAACACTGAATTGTCAATCATGCACACACCACGGCCGAAATCATCATTCTCACTCACACTGTTGTTGATCAGTTTGTCATCGATCACGAACTTGGTGTTGTACATAGTGGCCGTGAATGCCCCACCTGAACCCGTGTTGAGATCAACGAAGTTAGTGTCCTGTAGATCGAACGTGGTCTCACCAGAATCGAACTTCATCTCTCTGCTATTTGCGAAATTTTCTGACCCTATCACTATCCTTGTTCCTGATTGATTTATGTCCAACGCCGTGCCAAACTTCATGTTGGTTTGTGATTCTGGAGAACTGATCGTCTGTTGTAATGTGTATGTGTTGGTAGAATCATCCGCGTTCCATTTGTAGTAGTAGACAGCACCTGTGTCTGGATTATCGGTTCCGTCCACTCCCGGTGCTCCTATGATCAGTGTTGTGCCGTCTTTGTTCATTGCCAGTGACTCACCGAACGCCGTGTTCAATGATGAACCGTCGCTGGCCACACCTGTTATCGTCTGTGCCAGTGCGAATGAGTTCTGTGTGCTTCCGTCGTTGCTCTGTGATGTCTTGATGAATATTTCCACCTTGCCCGCGTTGCCTGGCGCCACCGAGCTCACCGCCAGGATGTCACCGTTGTCGTTGGCCGCTATCCTGTGACCGAATCTCTGTCCCGAACCACCCGCTGGTGCCTCTATGGTGTAGTCCTGTGTCCAGGTGTCGTACGTTGATCCATCTGCTCCTATGCCCCAGGTGTACATGTACACCCTACCGGTGTCATTGCTGTGTCCGGGTGCTGAAACGAACAGGTACTTGTCTGCCGTGGTCCTCACAGATGATGTGCCTGGCTCTGATATCTTATGCGCCCATCCAAAATTCTGTGATGCGGCATCGACCGGTGGTGTGATCGTGTTGAGTATTCCGTACTTGAATGTGCTGGAATCCCACAAGTAGATCTTGACAAGTCCTGAATCCGAGAATCTAGTGCTTCCGTCTGACCCCACCGCGTTCGTGTATGGCGCTCCTGCCACAACGAAGTTCTCGTCAGTGCTGATCGAAAGTGACTCGCCCAACCTACTGGTGTTGTCGTCGTTGTCGGTCATCGTTGCCGTTAACTGCGTCTGTAGTAGCGTTCCCGCCGCGGACGATGTCCTGAACAAGAAGTGTACTTCACCTTGACCTTTGCCTGGTGCTGAAACTATCACTGTCCTTCCGTCATTCCTTGCTACTATCCTATGACCGAACTCCTGCTCTGTGGTGCTGATGTCTGGGGACAGTACTAATCCTGTGGTGTATGGATCCTGTTTCTCGTACACACGCCACAACCCCGAACTGTCAGCGTCCGCGAAAACCTTGTCTCCCTCACGCTCTATGTCGTCATCCTTGTCCTGGTACTCCGAGTAACTGATCAGATCGTTGACATTGTCCATGGACGCCAACCTTACCGATATGAATTTGTACACGTTGCCATAACTGTCTGCAGTTGATCCGTCCTCCAGCGCAGGTATGAATCCCACGTTGCCGGTGTAGTCTATTATGACAGTCTTGTGGTCAGGTGTGCTTGATACCCTGTATACGCCGTTCAGTGTTGGTTCCTCGCTGTTGGCTATGGCAAAGTAATCGGCCTGTGTGCTTGTTGTCCCCGCCGACAAGCCATGTGATCCCGTGAACGTGATCTCTAGTTGTGTGGAACTATCGACCAGTCTAAGGTCTGCTATCTTGACACCTGCGTTGGTGATCCTGAACACGTCCCAATCCCTGTTGCTCTTGTTTGCCACCCACACTAGGTCATTGGTGGTTATGGCGTTCATGTCTAGATTGAGTATCTCATCTATGTTGAATGCAGTGTGTTGTACCTGTTGCAGTTGTGGGTATCCCGCCGTCTTGTATACCTGTGCCGTGTCTCTGTCCACGCCCTGCTTGGTGTAGTCCAACCTGGCGAAGGTGTTGGCCGCCGTGTACTCAACTGGCTTGTAGTAGAACTTGTTCTTGGCTATGGCCTCTGATCTGGCATACTCCACCGTGCCAGAGGATGTGTCCAACAGCTCTATGCTCTGCGGGTCGGCGGTTATCTCATCATTGCTTAGAGTTATCTGTATGTTTTCTACGGAATCAGTGTTGCCGAACTTGCCGGTACGTATCATCCATTCCGGATAGAGATCCAGCGTGATGTCCTCGCCCTCGTACTTGGCTTTTAGGATCCTGTCTATGGCGTTCTGTGTTCCCTTCTCCCTGATGTAGCCCTGGTAGAACTTGTACTGTGACACGTCATTGACGAAAAGGTTCTCCAGGTAGTCCCTACTCTGGTAACCGATCAACCTCTGTGCCAACTGTTGCTGTGATTCATCGAAGTTGTTGGTCTCCAGGTTGTAGAAGTCATTGAACTGTGCGATTTTGTATTCGAAGTTTGGTATCAACTGCGGTGCTGGCTTGTCTGACTTTAAGATCCAAGTGGTGCTGTCAAAACTCGTGCCGGAGTTATGATTGATTTTGGCCACGTAGAACTTGCCTTGGTACTCCACACTGTCACCTATCCTGTAGTCAGTGTTGGCCAACCAGTATGTGACCTGTGCGGCGTCGAACATGAAGCCCGGTGCGTAGTAGTCACCGTTCCATCCGGCCGTCTTCCATCCCACCAATTTCAATCTCTGTTGTCTGAATCCAGTGAATGGTTCATATATGATATCCGAGAACACTGTGCTGTTGTCGAATAATAAAACGTGTTCCTTCTGTACTGTGTTCAAGGCGATGTTGTATAGACCTATGCTGTCTGACTTGATCCCCAGCTCAAACGTCTTACCTATTCTCTTGGTGGAAATTTCTCGTACGTCTATCTTCCTGCCGCCCGCATCTAGTATGGAGTAATCTCCCGCCAGGTTCCTTAATTTACCCACGATGCTGTTGTTCGTGTCCAGTTCGAAACCGTCCGCGGCGGGTGATACCGTCACCGCCGATCCTGGTGACCACTCCTGTGTGGTCCAGAAAAGGAATTCCCTCACGGCGTTTGACCAGTTCAGTGTTTCCTTCAGTTCATTCGAGAACTTGTTGAATCGGAATCCCTGTGATTCCAACCAGTGGCCGTATCCAAACAGGAAGTCGGCAACATCCTGTATGGTGTTAAAAACATATCCATAAGGTATGGTCTGTACCGTTTCTTGATAGTTGGTGTATTGTTTAATCTGTTGCGATCCCTGTACCGAGACCGACGTGCTGGTGGTGGTCCTGATGGGATAGTTGAAATTGAAGTATGGTTTGACCGTGCTGTAACCCAGTACCTTGTATCCACCTAACAGCGTTGATCCGTCTTCGCTTACATCGGTGTTTTTCTCTATCAACACTCCAGAATAGTTGAAACTCTCCACGGGATTTGACGTCCTGAACAGTATCTTGTAGTTCTCGTCTGGTATGAATTTGGAACCCGAGGTCGACCCAGGTGAAACGGAATCCGTCAGCACCTTGATGTTGTCTTTGTCTGTGAATCCGCCCAACTTGTAGGCCAACTGCACGGTGAGATTCTTCATCTTCTTGTAGTAGAACGTGATGGGATCTAGATTCTTAGACACCAGATAGTTGACCACTAAAGGCTGATAGCCCGCCGTCTGGTATCTCGTGATCGTGCCGGTGGCTAGATCTGTTACAGTCTCTAAATGATACTTGGCGGTGGCCAATGTTTTCCTGATACCAGTCTCTGAATATATCTGATTGCCCGCCGTGTTGGTCGTGAGCCTAGATGGATCAAAGAAGTTAGAGAAGAACCTAGCCGGTTTGGTAAGTGCCAGTGCCTTCATCACAGTGAATGGATAAGAGCTAGATCTCCTCCATGCCGTCTCCGCTGGTGCTTGATCCCCGAACTTCCATGCGTTCTGCCTGCCTGGTATGTCAAAGTTGTCTATCAGTCCGGCCGCTATGGGATCCAGTAGATTGCCCGAAGCGTCAACCGGTAGGTATGACCTTATGGTTGATTTGCCGTACCTGCCTGGCTCCGTGGCTATCTTGTTCCACAGCACGTCGTTGCCTGACGTGTAAGGTGCGGTTCCATAGGTGGCGTCCCAATCTGCCGGTTTCTCTGAGTGTCCGAGCATCTCCCATGGTCTTGTGTGTGGGGAGTCCGTGTCGTAGAAATATTTGTAGATGCCCCTCCAGTGTCCTGGCAAGGTCTGGTTGTTCAACCTGTCAGTGGATCTGGCGTAGTTGTATGTGAATGGTGAGCCTTCAGAGAATGTGGTGTTGTTGATGTACTGCACGTTGTTTCTTCCCGCCCATAGGTAGAAGTCTGGTCCCATCACATCATTAATTTCCTGTAGAGTGTAATCCGTTGAGGTGAACGCACTAGGCATCACATCATGGATGTCCAACAATGTTGAATCGTATGCTGTCTTACAGTTGTTGTAGATCCTCTTTTCTAATTCCAGTATAAGGTCATCGCGCTCATCACCATAGGCCTTGATCATTGATCCATCGTGTCTCCTGATCATGGTCTGATTAGTGATGTATGTGTCGTCCGTGAAAGATTCTGGTTTGAACTTAGGATATATGCCCAACTTGGTAGGTGAAGGTGGCATGTAACTGCCTGTGGTGTCCGGGTAGTCCTTGATCACTATCTTATCCCCTTCTTCCAATGCCTTTGTTATGTTGACGCTGTCATCAGAGGTACTGAAAGTGTAATCTGTGCCTAGAAGCAGTTGAACATTGTTTAAGTAAACGTAGACTGCCCTGTTGCTAGGAGTTGTAATATCATGCTGTGAATCCAAAGCATATTCCGTCTGTGATGATCCCATCACAGTGTAATTCCTCACAGACACGTTCTCTCCCCATCCCATCATGTCCTCGTAGAAGAACGGGAAGGTGTTGTTCCTGCCTGGCGTGATGACTGTTATGATCTCGTCCACCCTGTCAGCGGCCACTCCCTCGTAGGCCGTGCCGATGGCGTGCGTCAAGAAAGCGTTGTACCATTTCTCGTACTCCTGGTTGACGTAGTCTATGGCCGATGCCATGTTGGTCTCTTGATCTATCAGGCCAAACACTGCGGGCAATAAAGGTGCCTCGTGCTGGTGTATGCTACCACCCTTCAACCTTGCGTCTGGTTTGTCTCGTAAATTACTTTTCCCTGGAATGGCACCTGTCACTTCCTGGTTCTTGTCAAATATGTCCCTCACGTGGTTCAGTATCTGTCCATATGTGAACGTGCCCAACTGCTGGTTGAGGCTGTTGGTTGCCAGGTTCTCTGGGATCTCGTATATACCCTTGTCCACGATCTTGTCAGCACTGCTGTGCGCCGCTATCCTTATTTGGTCATTGACTTTTAGTTCGCTGTTGAATCTGATGTACTTGTTCTTTGTTCCATTGACCAGCGTGTAGTCAGTCGTGATTGTTTTCCTGGTCCCGTTAACGGACACTGACACTTCTAGGTCAGTCAGTGAGGCAGAATTCTTGTAAAAGTCTATCGGGAACAACTGTTTCTCCGTGTCGTCAACTATGAAAGTTCTGATCACCCTCTGTCTGCTCTCGTTGGTCCTTTTGATCCAGGCGCTCCTTGAGTTGTGCGTGGTCCTGCCTGTGGTGTAGTGTAGGTGTCCTTCCGCCAGGTTCTTTGTGAGCGTCTTTGACCCACTCTTGTAGGTAAACGTGCCCGACGTATGGTCCGATTCAAAAACGATGTCTCCCACGTTGTTGATGGTGTTGTACTTGACCTTTATGCCCAGCACAGTGTCTGTGGTAGCCGTGTCTGATGTGGCGTACGAGAACACCTTGGCTCCAGTGAACGATGAGTTTGGATACGTTGTTGTGTCAGCGAATGACACGTGATTGTTGTCCCACATTCCAAACAAAGGCTGTTGGTTGACGCCGGTCTTCTGTTGTGAGGCCGTCCATGATTCAGTTGTGCCATCGTAGTAGAAGGTCTTGCCCTGGTTCGTTGTGCCGAACTCTATGAACACGCTGTCCAGCGCTGTCGGTGTGCCATCGGTGGCCTCGGTCAATGCGATCACCTGTGTGGAATCACCCGCCGTCACGAAGTACACGTCGTATATCTTGTTCTTGACTATGGGATCCGTGTCAGAGGCGAAGATGACCCTCATGCCGTTCGCCAACGCTAGGCCGTCCACTATGTAACCGGTCTGTCCCACCACGTTGCTGAACGCGTCCGTGGTAACTGTGTCGTACAGAGTGACCGATCTCTTGGCCACCGTACCGTGGTTGTAAAGTGCCAGTCCCGAGTCGAACTCTATGATGGGTCTCTTGGCCCTGTCGTCCTCGTTCAGTGTAGGGGTGTAGCCTCCCACCCTGGCCGTCTCCTCGATCACGGATTTGTGGAACCACCTGTTGTATCTCGACCAGGCGTTCTGGTCCTGCGAGTCCCTCTTGATTGTTATGTAGTCTTTTGTGTCTGGGGTGTAGTAGGCCTTGGCGTAGGGTCTTGTGTCATATCCCACCTGGTCATAGAGTATGGTGGTCTCCGTGGCGTAACTGCCCGGGGTGATCAGATCGTCAACGTCCGTTAACGTTATTGCATCTCCCACGCCCTCCACGAAGTACTCCTTGCTCTGGTATGTGGATGCCACCAGTGAATTGGTAAATTTTATCTTCATGCCATTGGACAGTGCCAGCGTCCTCAGGCTGTAATTCTTGACCCCTATGATGTCGTCTGCTGGATTGATTGACGTGGTTGCAGTGGCGTCCTTGATCTGAAGTATGCCGTACATGGCGTCATGGTTGCCACACTGGTAATATAATGTGTCTGGTGCACCTGAAGTGGGCACCGTGAAGGTGACCGTTCCCTTGTCCGTGCCGTTGTTGGTCACTCCCGTGTCAAATATGGTAGACGTTGATCCGTCAACGGAAACCTTGCTCTTGTAGGGTTCGGTCATTATCCAGAAAGGATGTCCTACAGCGTCAACATTGAATTTGTATGTGTTGCCCCTGTACAGTGTCAGTATGGGGTTCTTTTCGTTCTCCCTGTGTGGGAACTCCCAGCCCGAGTTGTCAGAGTATGCCTCTGTCTTGTATTCCACCACTGCCGCGGGGCCAACTGAATCTATCTCTATAGAACTTGGACCTTCCGGTATCCAGTAGTACTCCCTGTAGTTGACCAGTTTGTCGTAGTCGATGGCCGGGTTCCAACTGTACACGGTCTCCTTGTTGAGCCTGTCGTGGTTGTTGACCTTGCCTCCGAGGTATTTGATCTGGTTGATGTAGTCGTCATACGTTCCTGTGAACTTGACCTGGTCCTCAGTATTCACTGATGTGGTGTCCCTGTCGGTGTATGTCACGGCAGGTTCCAATTGGTATGCGAACCTATCCCTGCTGGTGGCTCCTATGTATCTGTCTGTGACCTGTCTGGTGTAGGCGTCCTGCCTGCCTATGTACCCATCTAGTCTTTCCAGCGCACCCTTTTGTACCAGTGGATCTAAAGTGCTGGCCAGGAAACGTTGGTTGGTGTCGGTCCTGTAGAATGCTGGTAGGTGTTGTACCGTTCGTCTGTACTCGTTGGTGCCCTGACGGACTACCTCGTTGTTACTCAGTGCGTTGGTGGGATTGTCGGCCATTAGTATCCTGCCCCACTACTGCCGGTCGTTGAACCGGAACCTGTTGTAGTAGAGCCTGATACCGCTGATCCTGTGGTGGTGTTGGTAGTGGCAGTTGATGTGGATGTCACGACTGTGCCGGAAGCCGCAAGTTGATTGGCTCCCAAAGCACTTATGATTGTGACATCATCAACGGTGGCCCCACTGATGAAAATCTCGTCTGCCGCTGAGTCAAGTTGAAACAGAGACCCAAAACTCTGTCCTGACTGGTTTGGCACGATCACTGCCGTCAGTAGATCTGGTGCCAGTTGGTTGTGTATGTAAGCGGCTAGTTCCGTGAAATAGAAAGTGTCTCCGAAATCCCAGTTGTCCAAGGCGAAGAACTCGTTTATGGCGGCTATCACCCTAGTCTTGATGACCGCGTCGGTCACATTGGTCTTTGTATTCTTGACCACCTTGAAAGTTGCCTGTAGTTCCTCATCGGCATTGGTGCCGAACAGAATCTTGTACTTGACCGGATGGTATATGATCTGGTCTGACAATGATTTCAAGGGATTGAGCACACCCGAGTAGTTGATCCTCAACTGGTCTGATGTGGATGTCTGTGGTTTGGTCCCACCATCCTGTAGCCATATCCTGAATAGGTTGTCGTATGTCCTCTCCAACAGGTAAACATCCACTATGTTGGACACGCTTGGATCTATCCTGGTCTCCTGGCCCGCATGGTGTTTGTATTGGAAACTGATCGAACTCCTACCCCGTCTTGCTAGGTAATCGGTGGTGGTCGAGAGTGTGTTGGTTGTAGAATCGTATTTCTTGATCACGTCCTCACTGGCATCATAGAAGTAGAACAACTGTCCATTGGTGTATGTGGTTGTGTTGAGATTGATGTCTGTTTCGTTCTGTGTGACCACGAAGTTAGTCGAGGCGTATGGTCTGTATCTCTCTATGTTGTCGTATGAGATGTACTTCTCGAAGAACACGAACTTGGTGGATTCAGACAGTGTTGGCTCGACTATGATGTCAAATATCTCAGGATTGTCCACAACACCATCATCGTCGTCATCGTAGAATCCCACCTTGACCTTCCTGTTGTCCTGGAACCCGTCCGCTTCCGTGACCGTGTCCACCACCTGCCACGTGATGGGATATCCCACGCTGTTGCCGGTCGAAACTATGCTGTTGGTCTTCAATATCTTCACGGTGTCCTTGACGCTCTTGCCCGTCTTGTAGTCGTATATCCTCTCCTCCACGTCATAGTGGAACTTGTTCTGAGATTCAGATTCGAATATGTAATCCAGTTTCCTGTACTGCACAGTGTATGTGTTGCCATCGTTGGTGAACTTGAACCACCAACTGGCGTCCGCGTTTGTGCCCGCGGTCGATCCCGTGCTGGCCAGATCGAACACCGAACTCGTGCTCAGGTTCGTTGATGTTATGACCTTCCACGTCTCTGTGTTGACGTCGTATCTCAGACCAAACTCCTCGTAGGCCTCTATCCTGTCTATGAGGTCCGCTTCTAGCGTTGATGAGAACGCTATGGTGAAATTTGGAATGATCGCATTGATCACCGATCCCTGTGGCACTATATCGTTGAGTGTGACCGGACCAAGTCCTGACTCCAGGTTTCCCACTCCACTGTTGGCACCATCACCCACCACTGCGCCTATCTTGGCCCATAGCCTGTCTTCTGCGTTGTCTGTGGTAGACGTGACCAGTGTCCCATTCAGGAACTTCCTGGTGTCTGGTGATGTGAATTTTATCAATGCTCCTGGCTTTGCGAACTTCATGTTGGAAGTTGCGAAATCACCTATGACCAATGCACCACCCGATGTGAAGTAGCCGGTGTTGGTGTTGGTCGATGTTGTGGTGGAATTCCACGTCGCTGTCAGTGTGCTGGTGTCCTTTGTGCCATACTTCAGGTAGTAGAACTGCCTGGCGTAGGCTTCTTTCAGTTTGGCCTCCACGGACGTGTCTAGGGTCGGTTTTATGTCACTCCTGTTGTTGAACGTGAACGTGAACTGCTGTACGGATTCCTCCCTGTATATAATACCATCCTCCGCGAAAACTGAAACGTTGGAGTAGGCTCCAGTGGGATCTAGAATTTCTTTTGCCCTGGATATACCAGAAGCGGACCTGTTCACGGATCTCACTTTTACGATCTCCTGTGATGCTGACAGAGGAACAACTTGGTAGTCCTCCGCAGTTATCATCCTGTTCTGTGAGTAGTAGACCTGTGCGGCCTTCTCCCGGATGGAATCGTTTGACTCGGTGGCCGCGGCGTTGTACACGCTGGCCTTGAGGCTCATCGTTACGGTCAGTGTCTGTTGTGCACCATTGGCGTCCGTGTATGGGACTGCTAACTGTATGTTCTGCATGTCCGCCGGTTGTATGGCGTACTTCGCATTGTCACTGATCCTGTGATAGGTCCTGAAAGATCCCAATGGAAGATTCGAGAAATTCCCGTCACCGAAAACTAAATCAATTGCATCGTTGTTCTTGGTGACCACGTTGTAGATGTTTCTCTCGCTCTTGGCCAGTGAATTATAAATGGCGTTGTTGCCTGACAGTGATGGTACCTTGGTCCACTGTTCAGACACCTGTCCAAACTGATCCAACTTGTACAACCACACGTCGGTGTCGTTGATGTTGGTGGTGTTCAGTGATTTCACGTAGTTGGTCTCTGCCGTGTCCACAGTGAAGTCCGTTGACTGCATTGTGCCCTGTTTGAACAGGAAGAAGAATCCCGTGTTGTTGGAACTATCTCCCGAACCATCCGTCCTGTAGGTGTAGGTGAGACCCGTTCCCTCTAATGGACTTGATTCATACACGGAATCCGAGTTGTCTATGGTCGACGGCACTATCTCGAACTGCCTGCCTATGCCGCCCACTGATTTGGTGAACTTGAACACTGGTAGGTCCAACTGGTTTGAACTTAATGTATATACTTCTGTGGTTATGCCACCGATCGTGCCCGACTCCCTGGGATTTCCAAAAAGTTGTCCTGTCTGATTCGCGGCGTTCAATATGGCCGTGAACTGTTCCCTGTAGTTGGAGTTGGCGGAATCATTCCACACTATAGTGGAGTTCGCTAGATTGGTTCCTGTGCTGTCAGCAACATCCTGGGTGGTCGATATTGAATCTATCTTCAGGAGTCCCGTGGCCGGTTTATTCCTTTTAGCGTTGTAATTGATCAGCCTCGCCAACCTTAAAATTGAATTTCTTCTCTCGGCGGTCTCTAAGAAGTTCTCCCTTGCGTTGAGATCAACCCTGAATGACAGCGCTTGAGCTATGTAGGCGATCAGATCTATGAGGGCAACATACTCCGAGCTCTCAACGAAATCGTTAAAATCGTCTGGATAGTTCTCCCTAAGGTAGGCAACCATGGTCCTACGCAGTGTCTCGAAGTCATAACTTTTGAAATCAGCCTGTTGGAAGGCCTGGTAGATCTTGCGCCAATCTTCCGCTACTAGTAATCTGTTCTGTCTGTCTGTTGTGGCCATTGTATATACAACGGTATTTATATGCTAGGAAATGTGCGTATATTAAGATAGACGCAATAGACTGTTTTCGTCGAAGTTGAATCTCAATTTCTCTGTGATGTTAAGGGGCACATATGTTATTGTGGCCTGAATGGCTATGCCCTTGTCCGCCTCTGACACCAGTATCTCCTGTGTGGAAATACGTGGATCGGCGTTTAAATTAGCAGTTACATCCTCAACGATGGCATCCTTCAACGCTTCCGTGAACGGCTCAAAGATTGCATCGTATATGATGGTACCAAATTCCGGGTTCTCCACCCTCTCGCCTTTGCGAATGGAAAGCCTGTTGATCAGGTCCTGCTTGGCAACCTCGAAGTCATAAAGTTTGAAGTTCTGCCTGTCAGCACGGCTACTGAAACCCTTGAAGGTCACTGTCTTGTTGGATAGGTCATTTGAATTGTTGTCGTATGCCATATGCTGTATTTACTCCCTAAAATCTGAAGAAACTCTTCACCGCGTCCAGCGCCTGGTTCTTTATAGACTCGATCTTGCCGTATATGAAGTTCATGGCCGCGGCCTTGGGATCCTCTATCAATTGCTGTATCTCCGTGGCCTTGCCCACGAGGTTGTTGAGGTTCGTTATGGGTAATTTTATCTTGTCATTCAGGTTCACTACCTTGCTGAGTTTGTCTGCCACGGCCTTGATGGATGGCTGTTTCAACAGTTCGGCCTTGATCACTTTCAGTTCCGTGGCCGAGAGTTCTGGACTGGATGCTTTGATCTCCGCCATGGCCTCGTCAATGAATTTCTTCTTGCGGGCCGTACTGCTCTGCCTGTCATATGGCTCATGCGTGACGAAGTCCGTGACCGTGGTCCTGTTGTCTATCTTGTTGACCTTGCCCTGTGCCAGTGGTCTGTCATCGTCTATATCTATCAATCCCTCCGTGACCTTGATCCCTATTGCGTCCGCTTTCAACCAACCAGGTCCCCAAGTGCTACTCGCACCGACCGAATTGAAATGGACCTGTGATCCCGCCAGGTCTATCCTGCCCTTGGCACCGTGTAGTTGCACACCGTCAGTGAATGATGATATGCCGTCTCTGGCGTAGTTCCTCACCGATCCTTTCTGTGAACTGTTCAATATGCCTTTCTCGCCCATGGTGAAAAGATAACCCTCGGCGTTGAGGGCCAGATTGGTCTCTGACGTGAAATTGATTGTGCCCTTGGCGTGGAAGTTGATGTTCATGTCTGAGTGTAGATTGAAATCCCTGCCAGATCTCAGATTGATACCACCGTCGGAGTACACACTGATCGTGCCGTCCTGGGCCATCTCTATAAATGCTTTTCCCGATCCATTTGCCAGGTACACCACTCCCTCCGTGTCGTGCATCAGCAGTTGGTGTCCGGATGCTGTCCGTAATCTCGTGAGTTGGTTGTTGCCATCCACATCACCATCGTCCATTACAAAACTGTGTCCGGTCTCCCTATCTACCCTCACCGGTGCACCGTCCAGTCCTATATTTTTTGTCCTACTGTCTGCTCTGATCCTGCCCGGTGTGTTCCATCCAAAAACCTGGCTGGGTGATTCTCTACGTGCGGACGACGTTGTGGTTCCCCTGACCTGGTCCTGTATCAGTCCCTGGGAGGTCATCTGATCTGCCAAGGCCTCGTTGATGGGATAATTCCATTTGTTGGCACTCGAGACAGTGTCACCTGCGTCAAATAATTTACGATTCTTCTCACCAGCCGGTACTACATCTGTTCCGTAAATTTCTTGCTTGTTCTGTGAGAAATCCGTACCGTCCGCGGCCACTCGTGTTTTATCTGTGGCACCATTGCCCGGTACCATCTGGTTCGTCATGGGGTCCTGCACACAACCCATCCAAAATGCCGAGTTCGCCTGGTTGTCACCTTTAGCGAAGATCACCAACACCGTGGTGTCTATGTCGGGTGGTACCGCCCACATTCCGTATGACTGTTGTGAATCCTTGAAACTGTAGGGGTCGGTGTTTGATGTCGCACTCAGGCTCTTCACACCGTAGAAGGGCGACAGGTACTGACACCAAGTTATCTGATTTGGTTTTGGATTGAGGGTATTAGTGAGTGCTGGAATGTTCACTCCCAACCTACCCATGCGCAATGGGTCCGCTGTGGTCTTGACCGTGGCAATGTATGGGCCCGGATCACTATCAATGTACTTCTCATTGAAATCCTTCTGGTTGTCCTGTGAATCCGTGAATCCCCTCGAATCAAAATATGCCATAATCTACACTATACAGGAAAGTCGTTGTTGATCTTCTCAACGCTTTCCATGTATTCTTTTATCCCTTTTTTAATTTTTCCACCGATGTTTTCTTGTTTGTCTTCCTTCAATTTCTTGTTGCCCCTCTGTACAGAATTTATTAGATCTATTGGCGCACCCTCGCCTGATTGGTTGTTCAGTCTCACGCATGTCAGCGTCTGTAGGAACTGCCCTTGGTCCATCCTGCTGTCTATCTTGACCACCTGGTACACCCCGCTGAAAAATAGATTCTCGTCCCTGAACAGTTTCTTGCCACTGAACATGGTGCCTTGCCTTTCATCTATGTCATCTGGCAACCTGTATCTTAGGTTAATGCATGGCATGAACTGGTCTGCGTTGAAACTGTGATTCAGCTGATCGAAAACTTCTCCCTTGTTACCAAAGATCTTGTCATCCTGCGCATCTGTGACCGGCATGTAAACGTCCTGGCAGATGTAGGCGGGATCGCCCAGTATGTCCAACTCGATCTTCATCATGTCCGCTTCAGGGTTTGTGAGGTAATCATAGAACTCCTGGGCTTTGAGGTTCTCGAGATTGGTTGTCTCCGTGGTGCTCCTGCCCTTGAGTATGGAAGGGTACTGTCGCAAAGGCAGTGTGGGCTCGGGATCCTTCTCCTGTCCGAATGCCTCTAGTATGGTCTGTTTGATGTCCTGTAGCACACCGGTCTCCGTGGTGCTCTTGGCCTCCCTCACATTACGCATGTAATAGGCTGTCTTGTAGTTGATCCTCAAACCCTGTACATCCAGGTTGTCACCGGTGTAGAGGTAATTGTATTCTTTTCTCACGTACTTGCTCCAGTCCGCCTTCACGCTCATGCCTGCCCCCATCAGTTTCAGCACGTGTATCCTGTAGGGAACGGCTCGATAGATGATTTTCTTTGGATGCATCTTGGTGATGTTGTCAAACCTCGTGGTATCGGTCTGCACCGTGGACTTGATCTTGAACCATGGTATGTACGGATCAGAGGCTATCTTGTTGGCAAACTCCTTGCTACGTAGGACCTGCTTTATGGAATCAGGGGTCTCGGCCGACACCGTGTAACCCAGGCTCTGCAGGTAACCCTCCCAGAAGTTCTGCACCAGGCTGATGTATCCGAAGGACTGCCTGACCGCGTCCTCGAAGAATTTCGTGAGACTGGTGAAACTAGTAGCCTTGGCATAGCTCTTGAACTGCTTGGCATCGCTGTTGGCGAAATACGAGAAAGGACCGGTGTTATAATCCTCTACCTGGGAGGTAGTGTTTATGGAATCTGCTTCGGACTGATACACCCCTCCGTTCTTGATCACCTCTGGATCTATCTTAAAAACGTATTCGTCCTTGAATTCTCGTTTCTTCTCATCGATCTCCTGTTGCATCTGTGTGTCTAACTGTTCCTGTACCTTGAGCGTCCATGCCAGGGCGTCATTGGTCGCGACCGGTAGATCTGTCCTAGGGAACTTGAACCTGTCATCGAACGCTATGTCCGTGTATGGCACGGCCACCACGTTGTACTTGGCACCTCCCTCGTTGACGTCAAAATCCACACGGGCTATCAAGATGGGTATCCTCCTGCGAAGTCCGCCGGCATCCTTGGTGTTGAAAGAGAGTGGTCTCCCGAATTCGTCGAACCCTTTGAAGTCTATGGTCAACAGCAGTGGTGCGTCCTGGTAATCCTGGAACCCGTTCAGTGCCGTTGCGGCCCTGATCTTTTCTATCAGCGTGATGCCGAATGGTTCGTGTATTTCAAACTCCATCTTGGTGAAGTTGGCGAGGTTTCTCTCGTTGTTGGGTCCTACCGTTGATGTTATGTTCACGTTCTCTATGAACATGTCATGGCTTCTCTTCAGTATGCTGATGCTGTCCTGGTACTTGCCTGTAAAGTCCTTGTAGGCGTCCCTGACTATCTTGTCGTCCGCATTGGTACCGCCTGTGCCGGCAAATGGATCCCCACCACTGCTGACGTTGGCGTTTCCGATCCCGCCGGTACGTGCTATGATGTCATGGGGCGAGTTGGTGAGGAAACTATGATCCCTTATCTCTGTTTCCCTCAGTCCGCTCAGTGTGAATATGGTGTTGTACGTCGCGGCACTGTGTAATGGATTGATTTCCTTATTGCTGGATGCCATTTTATATTCCTAGGTCTGCATTGACGTTGGCCTGTTTTGGCAACTGTATGGTCACTCCCGGTCTGAAATCGTATATGGGGTCCTCTATCTGGTCTGGGTTGCGTTGTGCGAACACCCACCATAATCGGGGTGTGCCGTACAGGTCATAGGCCAACAGGTCTGGCCTGTATGCGTATGTCCTCTCTATGGTGTAACTCTGATCGTCATCCTCCGCCGTGATCGGTCTCGGCACGAACGTCTCCAGGTTTATTTCATTCTGCGGTGTAGCGAAGTAGGGTGAAGTGGAAGAGTACTTGGCCATTAGATGAATCCTATCCCGGTCTCCTTACCATTGAGCTGACCCCTAGCGAATTCCGACAGTGAGAAATTCTTGATCGACTCCCTACTGTAGACTGGAGTGACCAGCACTGATATGTTTGACAGCGTGGGTGCCCAGGTCTGTGATTCGTAGTCTCCATCCGTGATCGCGTTCTTCGCCGCCTCGATGTTTATAGGACGTCCGGTGTACGGATCGTAATCAAGTCCAGAATCAAGATATGCTTGTTGCTGTGCTACGAAATCATTTCTCATCCGGTCGCCTTTGCTACCCTGCTTGGTGGATATGTAGTCGATGCCGGGCCTCAGTTCAACGTTGAAAGTGTTCACTATCACGGGAACGTTGTTGAACATGTGGTCACCATAACCTGAAAGATGGAGGATCGGTGGTGGGTTGCCTTTCAGAGGTTGTTCCTTGCCAAAGTACATTTTTGTGACAGTCCTTAAGAAATTCACTGTGGCCACCCAGTGCCTGGCGTCATCTGAATTCTGTACTGGAAACTCACCAATAATATTCATGCTGTCCACTTGTGAATTTTGGTAGGCCTGGAAAGGGTAATTGCTGTGTGTCTGCGACAGTGGATTGTAAGTGGCACTGTGCTGTATAACCACCGCCGGCGTCAAGGGCCAGAAGATACCACGTGCATCCTGCAACGGATTGAGCAGTTCGTTGTTGGCCAGTATGGAATCGTATACAGAGTTCGCGTCTATAGGAATCTGCAGTCTAACACGCCAGTCTTTTTTGTCACTGCGCCCAGACCACTTGGCTTTCGCATGCACTATCCTCGAGTCAGTGGAAATACCAGCACCCGTGAGCCTGCCCAGGGTCCTGTTGAATATGTCCTGTCCCACTCCCTTTATAATGTTACCCAGTGTCGCCATGTATTATAGGTTGCTTTCCCTTGTAAAATTTCGTATACTTTAACTATATTTATAGGCACAATTTTAGGCGCACTTAATTACTCTAGCGGCACGATTCTAACCGACCTGTTTGTGGTCAATTTGCAGTACATTACAACATAAAGCGAAAGCGAAAGAATTTATGAAGAGAGTCAAGTACCTAAACAACCGAGATCTGCTGGCACAGATACACGCCAGCAAGAACACCTACTGCTCGTACGTCACGCCCGAGGACGCGGACTACGACATCATAGTGCCAAACCTTAAAAAAATAAATGTGAGATCCATAGCGGAGGCCAAGAAGTCCAGGGCCAAGCGTATGACACAGGAGGCCTGGGAGCGGGCCAAGGAGTCGGGCGAGAAGAAGATCAAACTGGTGGATTTCACCGTTTCGCCCAGGAAGATAGACAAGACTGATCTGGTGTTCAGGGTAATGATGTTTGATCACGTGCCCATGGACGACGAGAGAAAACGAAATCCCAAGAGCACGGCGGACCACCATTCGAAAGTGAACTTCCCACCATTCCAACACTACAGGATCGACCGAAAAGGTAAACTGGTGTGCGTGGGCAAGAGCCACTGGATAGGAGGAATGGACAACGGACACTTCTCGGCGGACCATGGCAAGATGACCAACCAATTGGCCATGATGTACATGAAACTGTGTGAGAGGTACGGAACACGTGCTAACTGGAGGGGTTACACCTACAACGACGAGATGCAGTCTCAGGCCCTGATGCAGTTGAGCCAGATTGGTCTACAGTTTGACGAGTCTAAATCAGACAACCCATTCGCCTACTATACCGCGGCGATAACAAACAGTTTCACAAGGATATTGAACATCGAGAAGAAGAATCAAGCGATAAGAGATGACCTACTAGAGTTCAATGGCATGATGCCAAGTTTCACAAGGCAGAACGAGAATGACACAGGAACAGTCAGTTACAAGAAGAAAATGAAGACCGTGCACGGTGACGTGCATGAGGTCAACAAGACCGGATTGGCAAAACTTAATAAAGTATTGAAGAAGAAAGGCAAACTGGACGCCGAGGACTTCGACGAAGTCAAGTTCAAGAACAAGATCGACATGACCAACCACAAACCCGTAGTAAAGAAGAAATGGTAAAAATATGTTTTTCAAAAAGGTAGCCTGTTTCACGGACATACACTTCGGACTCAAGGGCAATTCCAGGGTTCATAATGATGACTGTGAGGCATTCGTGATATGGTTCATAGAACAGGCACGGGCACACGGATGTGAGACCTGTATATTCCTGGGAGACTGGCACCATCACAGATCGGCCACCAACGTCAGCACCATGAACTACACTGTATCCAACATAGAGAGGTTAGGCAAAGCATTCGAGAAAGTATATGTCATAATGGGCAATCACGATCTCTACTACAGGGACAAGAGGGAGATCAATTCCATGGAGTACATTCGTAATATTCCAAACATACACATAGTGAACGAATGGTTGGTCACAGAAGATGTGGCGATCATACCATGGGTGGTGGAGGACGAATGGAAAGTTATAGAGAAGATGACACAGAAATATGTGTTTGGGCACTTCGAACTGCCATACTTCAAGATGAACGCCATGGTGGAGATGCCAGACACTGGCACCATACAAGTGGATCACTTCGCTGGTTGTGGCCGGGTGTTCTCTGGACACTTCCACAAGCGACAGCAAATGAAGAACGTGACCTACATGGGCAACGCCTTCCCACACAACTACGCGGACGCCGGCGACGACGAGCGTGGCATGATGGTGTTGGAATACGATAAGGAACCAAAATTCATCAACTGGCCAGACATGCCCAGATACAGGACCATAAAGATAAGCGAACTGTTGGCTGATCCCGACCGGCACTTGAAACCCAAGATGTATGTGAGGGTCACACTGGACATAAAGATAAGTTATGAGGAGGCCAACTTCATACGTGAGACATTCATAGACAAATACCAGTTGAGGGAACTGCAACTGATACCAGAACAGATCGACGCCGCACAGCAACCACAGGTGGAGATACAGAAGTTTGACAGTGTGGATCAGATCGTGATCAAACAACTGCAAGGCGTGGATTCAGAGGTGTATGATAAAAATATTTTAACAGCAATTTACAACGATTTAGATGTCGAGAATCAGTAAGAGAAAATTGATAAAAGCATTAAAGGGCCATTACGAAGCAAAGATGACGAAGTCACAGATATTTGACATGTTCAAGAACCCTCCAACACAGAAAGAATGGTTGAGAGGATATCATCGATGGGTTCAAGAACACACACTGTCAACACCGTTGTCAGAATACGAAACAATCGAAAATATAGGTAAAAGAAAACGTAGAAGGAAAAATAATGTTAACGATTAAAGAACTCACGGTCAAGAACTTCATGAGCGTGGGCAACCAGGCACAGGCCATTGATTTTTCTAACAAAAGTTTGGTTTTGGTTATCGGCGAGAACATGGACCTGGGCGGTGACGACGCAGGTGCTAGGAATGGTACGGGCAAGACGACAATAATTAACGCACTGAGTTACGTGTTTTACGGCGAAGCGCTCACGAACATCAGGAGGGACAACCTAGTGAACAAGACCAACGAGAAGGGCATGTTGGTCAGTGTGAAGTTCATCAAGAACGGTGTGACCTACACCATAGAGCGTGGCAGGAAACCACAGATATTCAGATTCTATGCGGATGACATCGAACAGAAGACAGAAAGCAACGAGGCACAGGGAGAGAACAGGGAGACACAGATAGAGATCAACAAGTTGTTGGGCATGACACACGCCATGTTCAAGAACATAGTGGCCCTGAACACCTACACACAACCTTTCCTGAGCACCAAGCAGGCGGAACAGAGGGAGATCATAGAACAGTTGTTGGGCATCACCTTGCTGTCGCAGAAAGCAGACCTACTGCGTGAAAAACAGAAGGCAACGAAACAACTGCTCACGGAAGAGAAGATGAGATTGGATGCCAAAGTGGCGTCAAACGAGAAGATACAGGAATCCATAGAGAGCCTCAAACTGAGAAGCGCGGCCTGGACGCAACAGAACAAACAGGACATCGAGAACTTCCGCGAAGCGATAGCGGAACTGGAGAAGGTGGACAGCGAGATCGAGATCGAGAAACACAAGAAATTACAGAAGCACAACGAGATGCAGACCGCACTGCGTGGACTGATGAAGGAGAAGGCCTACCACGAGGACTCGCTGACCAAGGCGGAATCAACAGTGGAGAAGACCGAGAAGGATCTGGAGTTCGCGGAAGCGGCCAAGTGTCCCACGTGTGAACAGGCACTGCACGACGACAAGCACGAGCACCTGGTCGGTAAACTAAAGATGAATCTGACGGAAAGTCGAGATTACAGCGACAAACTGAAAAGTGATCTTGCAAAAATACAACAAGCGATAGAGGAGATCGGCGACCTAGGACAGGTTCCAGACACCTACTACGACACCATGGACGAAGCCTACAACCACAAGGGCACACTACAAGACCTCAAACGACAGTTGGAACAGACAGAGAAGAAAGAGGACACCTACGCCGAGCAGATCGCGGAGTTGGAGAGCAAGGCAATACAGGAAGTGGATTACGAGAAGGCCAACGAACTGGAGGACCTGCACAGGCACCAGGACTTCTTGTACAAACTGCTGACAGCCAAGGATTCATTCATTAGGACCAGGATCATAGAACAGAACTTGACTTACCTGAACCAGAGATTGGCGTTCTTCCTGGGCAAGGTCAAACTGCCACACACTGTTACCTTCCAATCAGACCTCAGTGTACGTATCGAGGAGTTAGGCAGGGAACTGGACTTTGACAACTTGAGTAGAGGTGAGAGAAACAGATTGATACTGTCATTGAGCTGGGCGTTCAGAGATGTTTGGGAATCACTTTATCAACAGATCAACTTGCTGTTCATTGACGAACTTGTGGATGCAGGTATGGACATATCTGGTGTTGAGAGCTCCATGGCTGTGTTAAAAGACATGGCGAGGACGCAACAGAAGAACATATTCCTAATATCACACAAGGACGAATTGGTAAGCAGAGTAAACTCCGTGCTGAAAGTGGTAAAAGAAAATGGCTTTACCAATTATGCCAATGACGTTGACATCATAGTGTAATTTTCCTATTGACAGAACCACATCATACGTGCTTTAATTACAATGACGTTAATTAATGTTATCGTACGACAATAAGAAAGGACGTAAATTATGTCAAATGAAACACATGAACAGATCATGACAGAGATACAAACTTACTCAGAAGAGAACGGTAAGTTCGTTGACAAGGGTGTAAAAGCCTCTGCCACAAGAGCAAGAAAGGCTCTAGCCAATCTCGCTAAATTGATCAAAGCAAGAAGAAAAGAGATTCAAGAAGTCAAGAACGCGGCCAAAGAGTCAGCGTAATCGATCATTGGATTTTGCAAAACCATAGGACCCCCGGCTAGAAATAGTTGGGGGTTTTTTACGACTTGAGGATTCCCTTGCCATGCACACGCACACGGATGTGCCCGTTGTAGTAGTCGTTTGATTCTAGAACTTTGCGTGCGAACTGTTCTCGGGCCTCCACATAAGAAAGTTCTGCTTTGGAATAACAATAGAATAATATCTCCCTCGTGAATTTTTCCTTACCAAGTTTCAACACATCTGCTGTGAGTTCGTCACTGCTCCCGTAGTAGTCTTGCCAGTCGGAATCAACTTTGTATCGTCTTTTATTCTTTCTACCTTTCAATGGCGGCCGGGATCTTTTGAATCTTGCTAATTTTTTACCAATGTACATCCTGCCATTGGTGGTGTTGGTTATCTGGTACACGAAACCCACCACTTCCTCGGGTAGACTGGTAATCTCATTTCCTTGGTGGGTCCACATCATCGTGGTATTTAAAGCCAAAAATATTGACCATCAAAGAAAACTCGTATAAACAAGTGCGATAGGCAAAACAAAAACTTCTCAAAAAAATCTAATAGGCAAACATAGCATCGCAACCAGTGAGCAAGGAAATGCGGCCGACAAGGCGACAGGTGAATCCTTTGATGCAAACGGCAAAAAAATGATGGGGCTCTCGGAAAAAGATCGAACCCCAGGTCTGTCATGGATTATTATACAAAGACATGGCGGGCTCGCGTTGTAATGAATGAGCTAACGGGTACAGCACAACCGCCCGACCACGGTAGCGATGTATAGTGACTGCGAACTCACCACAGGGTTCAAGTCGGTTCGGCTAGAAATAGCCGAATTGTGACTGCTCATCTACCACAGGCGACGCAT